ACGCGAGCAGAATCTCTCTGGAACTATAGAAAAAAATAAACAGCATTTAGTTGCTATTAAAAATCATCAGAATTTTATTAAATCAAACCCGAATACAAATATGAATGATAAGATTATTGGAATGTATGCTGGAGATACAGAAAAAAATGAACCAGTTCTGAATGAAAGTTATGATTTTAATATAGTTAAACCATCTGGATTTGGTACATTTTTAACTGCTTCTGATTTAGGAATTAAAGCTAATCCAGGATTTCATCTTCATCCTTCTGTTGAAGAAGAATTAGAAGAACAGACTAAATGCAAGAAAAATAATCGTCAAGAATATCAAAAGAAAATAATTGACGATTAATTTTTATAAATAATAAGAAAATAATTGGAGTTTTTAAATGTCTCTTAAAAATACATATGGATTTTCAGATAGTCTATTGGATGCCGTTAAAGGTATTATATTAGAAGAAGAATGTAAATGCGATTGTGGAAAGTCTCCATGCGACACTTGCGGGAAAGACCATCATGAAATAGAAGAAGAAACTCAAGTAGAAAATCTCGATGAACTTAAGACATCAACTATTAAGAGTTATGCCAAAAAGGCAGTATCATCTTCAATGACAGGTCAAGGCGGAGAGAAGAGAGTTAAAGGAATTGGTAGAGCAATGGATAAACTTTCTACTCGTAAAAAAGAAAAAGATGAAAAGGGACGTTATATTCCTTCATTTAAGAAAGTTGCAAATGAAGAAAATAAGAAGATCGGTGAATCTTCACAAGTTGATGAAAAAATACAGGATAAAATGTATCCTCATCAAGCAAATCAAGCTGCCACATCTATGGTTACTTTAGTTGCAATGCTTCGTTATTTAAAAGCCACTGGTATGCTTCAAAAACTTATGAAAGAAGATATTGAACTAGCAGGTATGTTTTTTGGTGAAGAAATTCGGGACGAAATGTATACCTTTATGGAAGCAAATAAAAGCGCTTTTATGATTATGCATAAAGATGATCCTAAGAAATCAGATCCGGATAGTGATGAACATGATGATGCATATAAAGCGGCATCAGGTAAAGACCGTCCACATATTCTAAATCAATTAGCTGGTGCTGCTGATGTCGGTGGACGTCATATTGATACAGCTAAGGGTAAACGTTATGTAAGTGGTTCTACTGCTAAAAAATTGCACGGTGCTCTTATGAGGGCTAAGCCTAAGGATAGAGCAAACCTATCAAGTAACCTTTATAAAAATTCTCATTCAGCTATTGAAAAAGACCATGCTGATGCTCTTAAAAGGGGAATTCAACCACCAGCTGAAAAGCGGGGTCGGGGTCGTCCCAAAAAGGTTCAATAAATAAAAGAAGATAAACTCAGGAGATAAAAAATGGCTCAATGGGGAAATACAGATGATGCCGCTAATTCAGTTAGTTGGGCTATTGAAGGACTAATTGCCAATAATGGCGATCCTGCTGCTACACAGACTACTCTATTTGGAAATACAACACCAGATGCTATCATTACTGATCAAACTGTAGGCCAATTTGGAGTTGATGCTCAAGAAACAACTGCAGCACTAGGAGATATTCCACATGCTGGATGGGTGTTAAGAACTGAAGGAAGTGGCGGACGCGCTGGTCGTATACAACATGAAGTACTTGTTGCGATGGGATCGATTGGTACTGATGCCGAAGATGAAATAATGCCAGATTTTGGTATAGTCATTGATACGCAGCCGGCTGATGTATCGGAAACAGCTGGTAATCCAATCACACTAACAGTTGTTGCAAGAAGCGTTCCTGATGGTGGTACTTTAGCATATAAATGGGAAAGAGCTACAGCTGGCGCACCATCTACTTTTGTTGAAATTACTGGTGCAACAGTTCCTGATGATAATGCAGGTGAAGGTCTAACATATAGTAATTTTACAACTAATGCATTAGGTATTGCTACAACTGGTTCAAATGCAGGCGCTGATGGATATCGATATAGAGTTACAGTTACGGAAACTACTGGTGGAACTACTGCCGGTGTAGTTTCTGATGTTGCAACTATTTCTCTAAGTGTCTAATAAATGGCTGATAGAGCAAAAAAGATATCTGAAATCACTTCGGCGAACGCTGTCTCGGGGGACGATCTACTTATTGTAGTAGACGATCCCTCGGGAACATCGGCTACTAAAAGTATATCAGTTGATAATTTTTTTACAGGATCTGCTATTGCTAATGGATCATTTGCAAATTTAGATGTATCTAATACTGCAACTATTGCAAATGCTGAACTACAAACTGTTAAAATTACAGGTAGTCAACTAAAAATAGACAATACTACATCTGTTACATCTAATAATGCTACTACATTATTTGGAAGTGCATCACATGATGGCAAACTTTTTTGGGATGCAAATTATCTATATTTAGCAACTTCTAATACTGTAATTAAAAGGATAGCATTATCTGACTGGAATTCGTAATATAAAAATAATATGATTTATGATGATCTTACTTCTTCAAACTTTTTAATATATGCTGCAAAATGTTATGACAACCCTCAGTGCTATGATACTAAGGAATTTTATGACGATTTGAAGCGTTTTAAATATCTTAAAAGATTATTCAATCGTTATAAAGAATCTGGTGATTTAAAAGAAAGACTCATTATTAATCACTTGCAGATTCTTTATAATTTATTTGGCCCAATACCTACTACTAGGATGTTATTTTTAACATTAAAAAACCATCATTCAGCCCTTAAGCCATTTTTAATATTATTTAATAATATGCCAGATATTATCTATAGTATCGATGGAGAAGATATAAGAAGTAGCGATATAAATATGGATACTTACGTTATCGATTCATTAAGAGCTATCTGATATAAATATTATAAATAAAAAGCCACGGGCAAATAGATGAAAACATTTAAAGAATTTATTAAAGAAGATGCTCCAGTAAATTCAGCTGGTGGTGGAGCTATAGCTGGAATAGGAGTTGGTCCTAATGGTGAGCCTGGCATTTCACCAAAACAACATAAAAAATATAAAAATAAAAATAAAAAGAAAGATAAAGTTACACGAGCAATAATAGGTACAATTTAATGATTTTATTTAGTCAAATAAAATTAATATTATTAGCAACTACATTTTCTATTATTGTAGGGGCAGTTGGAGCTGGCTATTTAAAATATAAATTAATGGTTTCGAATATAAAAGAATTAGAAGCAGAAACGCAACAGCTTCAAATTCATAACAAACAATTAAAAAATTCTATAGATGAACAAAAACACGTTATAGAAAATTTAGAAAGTTCAATAGTAGAACAGAGAGAAATAAATATAGATTTACAAGAAACAATAGCCTCTGCTAATAAAGATGTAGAAAAATTAGAGACAGTAATACGGAAACACAGTCTGACTAGAATTGCTAGTCGTAAAGCATCATTATTGCAGAAAAAAATTAATAATGCAACATTAGATGTCCTTCGTTGTTTTGAAATAGTTACAGGGGAAGAATTGAAATTAGATGAAAAAAATAGCCAGTGTACTAATCTTATTAGCTCTTCTAAGTAGCTGTAAATCATCTTGGTTTAAACCAGAACCGTTTCAGCCGTTAGAAATAGCATGCAAAGAAGTTGAAAAACCAAAATTGCAAGTTGTATTACCAAGGGCTGTTTCTATGGATAAATTATCTTTTTCCATTATGAATGCAGATAATTATGAAGAAGTTGTTAATAAATATAAAGATGATTCCGGAAATGTGTTTTTAGTTGTAATGGGAGAATCTGATTATAAAGCATTAGCTGCAAATAATGCTAAAATTCTTAAATTTATTCGACAACAGACTGATATTATAAAAGCTTATAAGGAATATTATGAATCTAGTGATAATGTAGATAATAATTAAAAAAGGCTACAGCACTAATGGACGACGATTTTAAAACAAGAATTGCACTATTAGAACAAGATCATGACCGCTCAATCGAATTTCTTTCCCGTCTTGACGATTCTATTGAAAAATTAACTGATGTTGCATTTTCAGTTAAAGAAATTTTATCAGTACACGAGCATCAGTTAAAACGGCAAGAAGATATAAATGTAGAAATATATACTATTATTCGCGAATTGAAAGCCGAAAACGCTAGAGATCATGCATCTACAAAAAATTTAATAGAACAAATTTCTAGAAGACTCTACCGGATTGAAAGATGGCGTTATGCAGTAGTTAGTGGTGCTACTATTTTTGGATTTGCCATTTCATCTCTTATTCATATATTTGGTGCCTTATAAATTTGCTTAAAGTGTTTACTTAATTTATATTTACGTATATAATTAAAGGTACAGCGATAATATAATTATAATAAGAGTTATATAATGAGTATTTGGATCGACCATAAATATGCTGGTCTATTATCACCCCGTCTAACAAGATTTAAACAGAAGTCTAAAGATACATATAACTTTAGATGTCCTATCTGTTTAGATTCTAAGATAAGTGAAAAGAAAGCACGTGGATGGCTGTTTACAACAGCTAATGCACTTCGCTTCTTTTGCCATAATTGTGGTGCTAGTTTATCGTTTCGTGATTTCTTAAAAGAGGTAGATGTTAATTTATTTGATGAATACCAAAAAGAGAAATTCATGGAAGATAACTTTGTTCAAGCAAAGTCAAAAGAACCAGATGTTGATAAATTCAAAACTTATATTCCTAAAATATTGCGTAACAAAAGTCCATTGAGAGATCTCAAGAAGGTATCACAGTTACCAGTAGAACATAAGTTTAAGAAATATATTACATCTAGGAAAATCCCACCCAATCATCATTTTCGTTTATTCTATTGTCCTAAATTTAAAGAATGGGTTAATTCATTTATTCCAAATAAATTTAATAATGTAGAAAAGGACTCGTCTAGACTTATCATTCCTTTTATCGATTCCGATGGTAAATTCTTTGGCTGTCAGGGCCGTAGTTTGCGTAATGGAGATATTAGATATATAACTATTATGCTTGATGAATCTATTCCTAAAATATTTGGATTAGACACATGCGATCTAACACAATTTACATATATATTTGAAGGTCCTATTGATTCTTTGTTTATAGAGAATTCTATAGCTATGTGTGGTTCAGATATATCAGCATCGATAGATATAAACAAAGATAAATCGGTATTTGTTTTTGATAATGAACCAAGAAATATAAACACAGTTAAAAAGATAGATAAGTATATAGACCGAGGTTATAATGTTTGTATATGGCCAAGTTCAATTAAGCAAAAAGATATAAATGATATGATTCTTGCTGGTTGTGAACCAGAAGAATTAAAAATCATTATCGATAAAAATACACATCGAGGAATAAACGCAAAATTAAATTTAACTTCATGGAAAAGATGTTAATAAAATAATGTGTTTGATATAATTATTAAAATAATAAAAAGGAGAATATGATATGAAAAGAACGCATTTGGGGATACAGATAGATCTTTCTCGCGATGATTTGTTTGATGAACTTGGTATTAAACGACTTCGCGAATCCTATATGATAGAAAACGAAAAGTCTCCTCAAGAGCGTTTCGCTTTTGTTTCAAAATCTTTCGGGACAAATGAAGAACATGCACAAAGATTATATGAATATTCATCAAACCATTGGCTTTCATATTCCACACCAATTTTATCATTTGGCCGTAGCAAAAAAGGTCTTCCTATTTCTTGTTTTCTGTCATATTTAGCAGATACCTCAGAAGGCCTTGTAAATACTTTGTCTGAAGTTAATTGGTTATCGATGCTTGGGGGTGGTGTTGGAATTGGTGTTGGAATTCGAGCTGCAGACGAAAAATCTACAGGAGTTATGCCACATCTGAAAATTTATGATGCAAGCTCATTAGCTTATAGGCAAGGAAGTACACGCCGTGGAAGTTATGCATCTTACTTAAATATTTCACATCCAGATATTCATATGTTTCTGGAAATGCGGAAACCAACCGGTGATCCAAATATTCGTACATTAAATATGCATCATGGTATTAATATTACCGATGATTTCATGGAAATTATTGAAAATTGTATGAAAGACCCACTAGCTGATGATTCGTGGGAACTACGTGATCCAAATAGTGATGAAGTGCGTGAGGTTGTATCTGCAAAGGAGTTATGGCAAAAAATTCTAGAAACAAGAATGTTAACGGGTGAACCATATTTGCATTTTATTGATACAAGTAATAGACATCTACCTTCTTGGCAGAAAAAAATAGGTCTAGAAATTACTCAGTCAAATCTTTGTTCAGAGATCGTATTACCAACCAATAAAGAAAGAACTGCAGTCTGCTGTTTATCATCTTTAAATCTTGAGTACTATGATGAATGGTCTAAGGATGAATTATTTTTAGCAGATGTAGCAGAAATGCTAGATAATGTTTTACAGTTTTTTATTGATAATGCTCCAGACACTATATCGCGCGCAAAATTTTCAGCTATGCGTGAAAGATCTATTGGAATAGGTGCACTTGGTTTTCATGCGTATCTACAGCAGAAAATGATACCATGGGAGTCTGTACAGGCTGTAGGAACAAACCATCGAATATTTAAACATATTCGTTCTGGTCTAAATGAAGCAAATAAAAATCTTGGATTACTCCGTGGTTCTCCTCTTGACGCAACTGGAACTGGTTTGAGATTTAGCCATTTAATGGCTATCGCTCCAAATGCATCTAGTTCAATTATTATGGGTAATACATCACCAAGTATTGAACCTTTCCGCGCAAATGCATTTCGACAAGATACCTTAAGCGGTTCTAGTTTTTACAAGAATAAGTATCTTGATAAACTTATAATTGAAAAATGTTTCAATGATAATTTTGAAACATTAAATTACGATGAAATATGGTCTTCTATAGTTGCAAATGATGGGTCAATTCAGCATATTGAATTTTTGACAGATTGGGAAAAATCAGTATTTAAAACGTCAATGGAAATTGACCAACGATGGGTTATTCAACACGCTAGTGACCGACAAGCATATATAGATCAAGCACAATCTGTTAATTTATTTTTTAGACCGGATGCAAATATTTTATATCTCCATGCAGTTCATTTTCAAGCATGGAAGTCAGGATTAAAAACATTATATTATTGTCGTTCTGAAAAGATTGGTAAAGCAGATCGTGTAGCACGTAAGATTGAAAGACAGATTATTGATGAAATAGATATGACCCAACTTACCGAAGGAGATGCGTGTTTAGCTTGTGAAGGATGAATAATTCAAATTCGGATATAATTATACTTTCTGACATATATAATATGCGAAAACAAAAAGAAAAAGAACTCGCATATTATGAAACTAAATTAAAAGAACTTGAAGGTAAACTTTTTTGGATTCGTAAAGAAATACAACTTACAAGTGTTATAATTGATATTATCGAAAAAGAAAAAGTAATAGATTTACAGGAATATATAAACGCAAAGTCTCAATTGCCTCCACCTTCAGAATAAAATATAAGGACAAAAAAATGAATAAACCGGTAACATATATATTATATACCTTTTATGGTATATCTGTGTCGATCATGATCATGTCTGTAAGTATTATGGCAGCGGCAGCAGATAAACACAAAATTACTAGGGTTATAGATGGAGATACAATTGAGTTTGAAGCAAAATGGCTTCCTCCAGAACTAGGTAATACCCTTAAACTCCGTATACATGGTATTGATACTCCTGAAAAAGGATGGCGTGGGAAATGTGAATATGAAAAGGAACTTGGACAGCAAGCGAGTGATTTTGTATCCGATTTAGTTTCGAATGGAAGAAAATTTGAAATACGATTTAAAAAATGGGGCAAATTTGGAGGCCGGGTCCTTGGTGATTTTTATGTAGATGGAGTATCGGTCCGCGATCTTTTGCTTGAAAACGGATTAGCCCGTGAATACTATGGCGATAGAAAAATTAGTTGGTGCGGACAAAACGATATAGATATACTATGAAAGTGATTAATTTATATGGTGGGCCTGGCTCAGGAAAATCTACAACAGCTGCCGGTTTATTTTCATTAATGAAAATAGAAGGCCAACGCGTAGAGTTAGTGACTGAATTTGCTCGAGATGAAATTAATTCCGGAAACGCCCATAGATTACAAAATCAAGATTGGATTTTTGCGCATCAGCATCATAGAATAGAACGATTAAAAGATAATGGACTTGATTATGTAATTACAGATTCACCTTTACTACTTATGTTAGTATATGCTGAAAATGTATGGATAGATAAACCTTATTTGAATTCATTTAAACAATTTGTATATGATGTAGATCAGACTTATACTTCATACAATTTCTTTATGCAAAGAGCTGATCAAAGTGAAAGTGAATTAGAAGATGATCTAGGTAGGATACATACATTAGAACAATCTAAAAAAATAGATAATCAAATATTAACAATGCTAAAATACCATAATATTATATATAAGCAATTTGTTGTAGGATTAGATACTATTGAAAAAATATATTCTGATATAAATCGTACTTATAATGAATATAATAAGTATACGACAAGGCAAAAACCAAGTGGGTTATCAATTAACAAATATTCTCTTAGAGGTCATTAAATGCCATCCCCAAAACTTAAACTAACAGATGAGCGTACAACGTTTAAGCCTTTTAATTATCCATGGGCCTTTGAAGCGTGGCTTAACCATGAACAATCCCATTGGATTCATACTGAAGTGCCAATGCTTGAAGATGTAAAGGATTGGAAAAAAAGACTCACAAAGGAACAAAAATTATTTTTAACAAATATATTTCGTTTTTTTACACAAGGCGATGTTGATGTTGCCGGTGGATATGTAAATAATTATTTACCGGTTTTTCCTCAACCAGAAGTGCGTATGATGCTTTGTGGATTTGCTGCAAGAGAGGCTTTGCATGTAGCAGCATATTCACATCTTATTGAAACTCTTGGCATGCCAGAAACTACATATAATGAATTTATGGAATATGAAGAAATGCGAGCTAAGCATGATTATTTTAAACAGTTAGAAAGCAAAAAAATGGACACTACTCGCGTCGCACAACAAATTGCAGCGTTTTCAGCCTTTACGGAAGGTATGCAATTATTTTCATCGTTTATTATGCTTTTGAATTTTCCACGTCATGGGCTAATGAAAGGTATGGGACAGATTGTTACATGGTCTATTGTAGATGAAACTATGCACGCAGAATCTATGATAAAATTATTTAGAACCTTTATTGAAGAACATAGAAATATTTGGAAAGATGAATTAAAATCAGAAATCTATAATATAGCTACAAAAATGGTAGAACTAGAAGATGCATTTATTGATTTAGCATTTAATTTAGGACCTATGGAAAATTTAACCTCAGATGATGTTAAGCAATATATTCGTTATATTGCAGATAGACGTCTCATAAGTCTTGGATTAAAAGGTATATTTAAAGTAAAGAATAATCCTCTTATTTGGGTTGAACATATGATTAATGCTCCTATACATACTAACTTCTTTGAGAATAGAGCAACCGATTATGCAAAGGGCGCATTAACTGGTTCATGGGAAGATGTTTGGGCCAATCAGGAGATATCATAATTATGAGTAAAAGTTATATTGAATATTGTCAAAATTGTATAAGTAATTTTAGAGTAAATGATGAAACTCAAAGGGAATATGAAGTTGAATTGCTTTATTGCCCGTTTTGTGGTATCGAATTGGATACGCAAGAAACGATTGTTGAATGGGAAGATGAAGAATACGATGAAGTCGGCTGCTAATGTGGTTGCACGAGGAAAAAGAACTTCATGAGAATGTCATTAATGACTATTACGGATTTGTGTATCTGATACGTAACAAAATATCGGGTAAATCCTATATCGGCCGTAAATATTTCACGAAGGCTTCCTCAAGACAAGTCAAAGGAAAACGAAGACGTTGTCGAAAAGAATCAGATTGGAAAGATTATTGGGGATCATCGAAGCGTCTCCTTGAAGATATAGAAAAAATAGGTAAAGAAAATTTTGAAAGGACTATTCTTAGACTATGTAAGACACGCGGAGAATGTAATTATTGGGAAGCTAAATATCAATTTGAATATGATGTATTAGCAAATAATGATTTTTATAATGATAATATTATGATGAAATTTACTCGACATAATATAGGACTGTAATACAATTGTAACATATTAATTATATATAATATAGTTTATTGAACTTAAAGCGAAAAATATGAAATTATTAAAACTATTACTTATTACATTTATTTGCACTGCACAAGCCGGCGATGATTATAATATCAGCCATAAATCCAAAGGCCTTACTTTTGAATCTATTGATGGTAAATGGTCTACGAGTCTTGCTTGCCGCGCACAGTTACGTTACACTGATGGATATATTGGCGATCCTCGTCAATTAACAGACTTTGAAAATCCAAATCGCAATACATTTGAAGCGCGCCGTCTTCGAATGAAAATTGGTGGACATGGTTACGAACCGTGGTTGAAGTATTATTTTGAAGTTGATTTAGAACCAACAAGAGACGTTAATGACGAATCAGAAAAATCAAGTGGTCGTGTAATCGATTGGCGTATTGACGTTGCAAAATATAAACCAATTCAACTTCGTGTTGGTCAGTGGAAAATTGAGTATACTAGAGAACGTGTGGATTCTTCTGGTAAACAAGAATTCGTCGAGCGCTCAATTGTTAATCGTCAGTTTACAATTGATCGTCAAGTTGGTGCACAGATCAAAGGTAGACTGTTTCCTGGTACATATGCTGATATGAGATATTGGGTAGGTATGTATACTGGAGAAGGTCGAGGTGTTCGTAATGATGATGACGGCATGTTATATTCTGGTCGTCTACAGTGGAACTTTCTTGGCCGTGATCTTCCATTTAAACAAACTGATGTAGAACGTACAGAAAAGCCAACTGCTAGTCTTGCATTTGCCGTGGCAACAAATAAAGGTAGATGTACACGATGGTCATCAAGCGGCTGCGGTGGCTTATCAGCATATGATAAGCCACAAGATGCCATATTGAAACAGTACAAGATAGATCAAATGGCACAAGAGTTCGCATTTAAATGGCAAGGGCTTTCAATCCAGGAAGAATATCATTGGAAGAATATAAAAGATCGACTTAGTAATACTGAAAATAATATGACTGGAATGTATGTCCAGACTGGATATTTCCCAGGTGAAATTATATCATTTGTGCCAGATCCTTTTCAGGTTGCATTTAGATACGCATTTGTTAAAGAGGCAAATAAATATGATAGATCTCTTGATAATAATAGAAGAGAATATACCGCTGCTATTAATTGGTTTATTGCTGGGCACAATAATAAGATAACCGCCGACTATTCTCGCTTAACACTTGATGAAAATTTTTTTAATCGAAACGTATCTGATGACCGGTTTCGAGTACAATGGGATATTACATTTTGATGAAAAGAGTTGAAAAAGGCTGGGGATACGAACTCTGGATTGTAAATAAAAAAGAATATTGTGGTAAACTTCTGTTTTTTCGAAAAGATACAAAATGCTCGTATCATTATCATTTAATTAAAGACGAAACGTTTTATTTACAAAGCGGTAAGATGGAAATATTATGGTCAGATAAACATGATAAACTATCTTTAGCTAATGTTACTATTATGGAACCAGGTGATGTTTTATATATACCTCCAAAACGTAGACATATGATGATAGCATACGAAGATTCTGAATTATTTGAATTTTCTACTCAACATTTTGAAGAAGATTCTTATAGAATAATAAAAGGAGACTAATTTTACTTATTTTTTAGAATATGGTAAAATGTTATAGAGTCTATTTTTGGAAAATGTAAATGGCTAGATTTTGGAAAAGACGTAAGATGTCTGATGGTGGTCGTGAAACCAGACATCAGGCTTCGGGTGATACCCGTGATAAGGCTAGTATTAAAAGATCAGGCGCTGAGCCTACTCGCTCACGGCCAACTAATACTGGTTCACCTGGCACAGTTAAAATTACCCAAGTAAGACGTAATGGCAAAAATTACGTTAGAACTATATTTAAAACTGGTGGCTGGGTTAAAACTACATTTCGACGAAGAGGACCGCATGATAAACCTGGTCGAAAGAAAAGTTCTTTTGTTAAAAGTAAAAGAGCCCCAGATCAAAGTAAGAAAATGTTTCGTGAGGCCTCTCGAAAAAATAACGTATTTCGAGATGGTAGTAATTTAATTAAAAAGAACAAGAGGAAAAGAAAAGAAGAAAAGAAGAAAGAAATAAATCGCTTAAAACGTCCTGAAAATTTGCAAGAATTTAATCAACAAGTTTACGCCGTTGGCATTTTAGTAGTAGTTTTACTTGTAATCGAACTATTTAAAGCTTTTTTATATTAAATTTATGTACTTAATTAAATATACAAATTAAAATAATAATAGAAAATGATTATGGTTATTTAATATCTTTCTGCCCGTAGCTCAGCTGGATAGAGCAACGGCCTTCTAAGCCGTCGGTCGGGGGTTCGAATCCCTCCGGGTGGACCAATTAAGGGACATAATATGAAATTTATACATTTTTTATATAGTCTTATGGAACGATTATTTTTTATAATACCTAAATATACTTCTAATGTTGCTTTTAATAATTGGTGCTATAATCTTTCTTCTAAATTTTTTCTAATGAGAACGGATTTAATCAGGGATAATCCAGCAGAATTACAACGTCGTCTAACAAAACTTGAAAAAGATGTTAAAGAAATGCAATTATATATTGAACTCACTATGGATGACGGAAAGTAAATTCATTTTTTGGAGGCGAAGCATAATTGGTATATGCACCCGGCTTATATCCGGGAGATAGTGGGATCATAACCTACCGCCTCTACCAAATTATTCTGAGATGCAAATAATGAATAGATATATTTTTGATGTCGATGGCACATTAACTGATTCAGTTAATGGTATGCATCCAAGATTTATGCGCTTCTTTGAAGGCTGGATAAAGTATAATTCAACATATCTTTGTACTAACAATGACTATAGTACTATAAAAGCCAAATTAGGTAGAAGGATTGTTGAAAATTGCTCCGGTGTTTTTTGTTGCGCTGCTAATTCTGTTTACTTTAAAGGTAAAATGATACGTAAACAGGATTATAATTTTAATATAGATCTTATTCCTTTTTTAGAAAATAAAATTAATTCCACTACTTTTAGAATGAAAGCTGGGCCTCAAATTACAATCCGTGAGGGTATTATTTCTTTCTCGATTTTAGGTAAAACTGAACTTCTAAGAGAAAGAAATATGTTTAAATCATGGGACCGAGAGAACCAAGAACGTTTAAAAATTATTAAAGAAATTAATAATAAGTTTCCAGAATTACATGCAACTTTAGCTGGTGATACTAGTATTGATATTACCGCAAAATCAAAAGATAAGTCACAGGTGTTTACTTATTTTTCTAATGAAGATACAATACATTATATTGGTAATGAATTACATAATCATGGAAATGATTCTACCATATTGGAATATTCCAAATCACATGG